AATAAGAGGGGTGCGGCTTTGGCCGGGGGGTGTGTTTTCTGCTTTGCATTCCCAAGCAGGGGCTTGGGAACGAGATGGTGTGAGGGCTTGGGAACGAGATGGTGTGAGGGCTTGGGAACGAGATGGTGTGAGGGCTTGGGAACGAGGATGTTTTTACTTGTTCCCAAGTTGAACTTGGGAACGAGATGGTAAATGTCGCTTTTCGCTTCACGCTTTTCGCTCCTCGTTCTCTTAATCCAATTTTGACATTAATATATAAACATCACAAATGCCCTGGCTTCCACCATTGCCTGTGCCCACAAATGTTGCCTTCAGATCATAAGCTCCGTCTGCGATCCATAATTTGGAATGTTTATCCACACTGTTATCAAGCCGAACTCCCCAATATGTATTATCAAATCCGTAATATTTTGGAGTTGCAAGTGCTGCACCGAGATCAGTAATAAAAGCATCATCATCCGAGCCGTGCCCAACCTTGAACGCCTTAGAGCTGTCATCCCATGCCTCGGTAACTTTCACTATCGCTCTATGCACAATATATCCATCTCCAATGCTAAGTATCGTAACAGGACTTGTATCATCATGATTGATCTCTTTTTTCACCCAAAAAGGCATATTAAGGAAAGCAAGAGGGCTGGTGATATTCGGATTACCATCGATCGTTTGAATATTCCCGATCGCTCCGCCGGCACTTCTGCCAATAAGAGCATTTCCCTTTGCCCCATCATCTCCTAATATATTGATTTGAGTCGTTGACACCAACAATCCATCCAATATGGCAAATTCAGCATTTGAGACTCCCGCACTATGCAAACAATTCAATTCTGCAATGGTTGCAGACAGCAAAACCCCCGCAACCTGCATTCCTGAGCAGTTTACTTCCTTAGTCCCATCCTTAAGAGCATCTAATATCTGATTTATTTCCGCAGAGGTCAGTTTATCTCCAACCCCTTTATCAATAATTGTTATTAAAGCCATGATAATACTTCCTTATTTTTTACTTTATATTTCATCTCTCGTTCCCAAGTTGGACTTGGGAATGCCATTTTCCCTTTTTATCACGTCTCAAACTCCAAAGGCAACGTATAAGGAAATCCCAGAGCATCACCTTCGGGACCATCCAGCATAATAACTTTCTTCTGCTCCGCGACATCGAAGCCGATCTCCTGCGCCCTGCGGATAACAGTATCGATCTCAGTCTCAACATCTAAAACAGTATAATCCCGAGCATAAACATCCATCAGAGAAACCGCATATTCCTTTAATAGCGACTCCACAATAAATATCTCAAAGTCATCAATATAAGTAATTGTATGAACAGGAGGGGCTATTTGATTTATAAATTTTATTTTTATTCTTGTTATATCTTGTGGTATTTCAAAATTAATACTCTCTTTAACCCAACCGCTGTAAGTACCTGTAGCTTGATTATATATTTCTACCCACACACCATTTTTCCATCCCTCAATATTTACTATTAATGAATTTCCCCATGTACACCATCTCCAAAAATGTATTAATCCAAATATTCCCACATAATCAAGATTAATCACTTGATATATATATGCAAAGGATCCCCCAGTAGTATTATGTAATTTTACCGAACTTGTGCCTCCATGTACATAAGTAGGATTTGTTTCTTGGAAAACATTTACACCGCCAGTTGTCCATCCTTCTGGCACACCGGATAACCAAGTCTCGAAGCCACCATTAATTTGTAATCCGTTTGACTTTAAATTAATAAAAATCCCCATATTATTAATTAAAGATTTGTTTTTTATATTTCTATATGTTATATCATCTCCCAAAAAATTATATTGATCTAAATCAGTAAAATCTGGGTCTGAATATGCCTCTAAGTCTTTTTTAAAGGACACTTTTACATTTACATTATTATTTGGTGCATTATAATCTCTGCTCTCACGCTTCCACCGCAAACTCTTATGAAAGCTGTATTGATCCAGATTGCTCTCAATATCCACAACAAAATCATTCCAGAAATAAATGTATATTTTGAAAATAGATGTCAATTCACTCAGCAGGGTGAAGGCGCTAATTTTATTATCTTGATATTCATAATAATTTTCATCATCTTCGTTATTCCAAACATCATATCTTGCAGCTTGATTTTGACCCATTGAATAAAGCATCTGCTCATAAAAATATATTTCTTCAAACTTAATTCCAGGAAAGATATATTCGCTTACACCATTCATAGTCACAGAATATGGTGTGCTTATAAGATTCATTAAACACTCAACCAACCATGTTGCTTGTACGTAATAAATTCCGAAAAATGAAGTACCGTACTGTGCTGATGTTCCTGCTGCGAGTGCAGTATGAAGAGTGTCATGATCTATCTTATAATCCTTGAGTTTTTCAAGGTAATGAATGATCTTAATATCATAATCCGTGCCGTCATTGGCGTCCTTCACATTATCAATAAATCCGTAAAAAATAATATCCGTGGCGTAATATATGAGCACAATATCGCCCTTTTCCGGAACGGTTGTACTGTCCTGAGACATATAAATATTCAATCCAGGTACGATCAAAGAAAAATCCCGATTCCGCTTCAAGCAATATACAGTATCCGCATCGCAAAATCTGCTTACATCATCGCCATCGACCAAAACTCTAAAATTAGGCATCGTCTAAATTTACACCTCTGCGTGTCAGCTCATTCTCGATTGCCTTCACCTGTTTTAGCACGAACTTTTCGCCATCAATCTTACTCTCAATTAATATATTCGGTGTCATATCCTTGCTCACCAAATTCATATTCATCGCCTTGATCGCATTAGTGTTCGACCTCATCAGCGATTCCAATTCATTCATCTTAATTACATTCTCGTTCCCAAACTCCGATTTGGGAACGCCCCCACCAGCCATCATTACATTCCCAAGTTCAACTTGGGAACGAGTCACATTAGATATATAATTATTAACAGCAGAAAAATGACTACTCACCGGTGACTGCTCATACACATTACTAATATCTGGGATACTCATTCCAATCTTTGCGGTCTCTGCGTTCTTTGTTCCTCCGCGTGCTCCGCGTGAAACTCTGGGAATATGCTCGATCCCGAACCCACCAGGCAGCGAATAATCTCCTGCAAGGAACGGCACAAATTTGGATATCGGAATAATAACCTCTTTTTCTCCACCTTCACCAACGGTAATGACCTGCTCTTTATCTACAAACATTCCTTCTTTTGCACCAACCAATCCACCAAGAGCCATCGCCTGTGCAGCAGTAAAATAAGCAGCATGTGTCGTGGCTGCAGCAACACCAGCTCCACCAAAACTTGCAATATTCGCAGCTACAGCAGCCGGTGTATAAGCTATAGCCATAGCAGTACCTGTTTTAGCCGCTTTTACCACCTCGATTGCCTTCAGAGAATCCGAAATAAGAACCATTTTTATCTGCTCTTTGATCCACTCCATTGCTATACTCGCAAAAGAGTTTATGAATGAAGAAGCTACATCACTTGCAATATCCATTGACTCAATCCATTTATTTGCGATCATATCCAATCCAGCCATAGTTGGCTCTAACCAATAATGATTTGCATCATCAAATTGCTTTAATAAAATTGCTCTTTTCTGCTCATATTTCCACTGCTCAATAGCCACCTCTGCTTCCGCAAGCTCCTGAATACCAATAATTCCACGCTGTTTGAGATCCAGCATAGCTGTAAATTTCTCGGATGCCTCGATATTCACCAACTTCTTCTGAAGCTCATAATCTGCTTCGGACATCGCAGCCATATCCTTGAAATAATTTAAGTAATCCTGTTCATCCTTATCAAGCTGCTCTTGCCTGAGATCGTTTATCTTATCATTCTTTGCTTTCTCAAGCTGGAGTAGCATAGCATTGTATTGCTCGGTGCTTATTATTTTATGCTCAAGATATTCATCATAAATAACTTTCTGATCTTCATATCCCTGTTCATAAGTTTCTATCTGTCTCTGCATAGAATCTTCAATTGCATTTATCCGTGCATCCACATACGCTTCCTCGAATTTCTGTCTGTACTGCTCTCGCAATATGTCCAATTTAGTAGCTTTTACTTTTTCGAGTGTAACAATTTCCTCCGTATAGGTTTCAAATGCCTTCAGATCATCGCCGTGTATTTTTTCAACTCCTTTATGATGATCGATCAGCTTTTGTTTTTCCTTATTCAGCAATGCGATCCGCTGGTTTATTTGCCCTTCCATAATAAAAGTAGCACGTTCAAATCCCTCATCAATATCTAATGAGCCGAGCGTGATCTGTTCTTCCCCAAGCTCTTCATATAATTTCTTCAAACTTTTCTCAAGAGTTTCCAGCTCCTTTTCGTTGAATAATAATCCGGCTTCCTCTTTGCCACCGCCCAAACCCTCGCTTGTAGTTTTCTGCAGTTCCTTCCAGCGCTGTAAAAGTCTATTAAGAAATTTCTCGTTATTTTTAAGATTCATTCCAAGTTCTGCCGCCAATTCTACAATAGTTACTTTATCTGGCTCTAAGAACATTGACATAATTCGTTTTACGGCAACGTCTAACGGTGCCTGTAATGAATCCATTTTTCCTTTAAAAACATCAATAATTTTTGATGATTTTTTTATTTCTTCTTCAGCCCATTTGAGCTCTTGCTTTGTAAGTTTTCCTAAATTTTCTAATCCGAGCGCCTCAAGAGCTGATTTTTTTTCTTCGGCAGGTTCTTTATAAAAGACTTTTCTAAATTCAATGCTTCCACTAAGCTCGTCCATCTTTTTCAAATCATCAACAAAATCCTTATATGTGTTTTTCAATTGCTTGGAAAGAATAAGTCTTAATGATTCTATTTGTAATTCTATTAGAGTTCTCATACTTTCAATATTCACATCGATCACATTCCCAAATTCGTCAAAAGTAGCAGCCGAAGGAAACGCCTCACCGAGTTTCTGCATCAATCCGTTCATCCTATCAATCTCTTCATTGGATTTGCCGGTGCGGTCCTTCAGGTTCTGGAATTGAGATATCATCATATTGAGGTTCTTTTCCTGCCTCTCAAAACCAGCCATAGTACGCTGCAGTTCAGCCAGCTTATTCACAGCCGGTTTTGTCAGCTCGTACATAGAGATAAGCAGCTTATTCCACGTTTTTGCAAGAGGAATGAGCTTCTTACCCATACGTTCCATCATATTCTTATACTCGGCATTGCGTCTTTTCTCAACATTTACCAAGCTCTCGGAGGTCCGTGCCAGGTCGCCCTGTGCGTCTTGGGAGTTCTTGAAGAGCAGATTGATCGTTGCCTGTGCTTTTGCGGTTTTGCTCAGCTCCTCACCCTGCGCCACCAGTCCCGCAGTATATGCCTCCTGCTCCACATCCGCCTCATTAATAACAATACCGAGCGTTTTGAGCGATTCCCGCTCACCGGTTATTGCTTTAATAAACGACTGTATTACTTCGGGATCCTGCCTGTTATTAAAACTTGCGACATCGAGTCCGAGTTCGACCACCTGCTTTGCAAGTGCAGCGGATTCATTGGTTGCGAATCCGAGGGGTTTGAGCACATCCCCTACCTCAGATGAGAATTTCTTAACATCCTGCCTTGCACGTCCCACGCTATCCGCAAAACTCTCAGCCCAATCATTGGTAACATCTTTCACGGACTTGAACACAACATCGAATTTATTTTGTATCTCCTCAGCATCCTTGCTCACTTGTATTGCTTCCGTGCCGATGTCTAATGTAGTTTTGATCATGCGCCAGGCAAGCAGAAAAACGAGTATCTGGTTACGCATAGCACCGAGTGTCCTTCGCAGTCCCGAAGTAGCTATTCTCATTCTGTTGAATTGCTGAACTCCCTGTGCTCCCATCTTGCCGGTAGCCGAAGCCAGTTTTTTCTGCTCTATTCTCAGCATTTTTATAGATGAAGTATATTCCCGGCTTCCGATCACAGCGCTTTTTTGCTGATTCTGCAATATCTTAATATTATGAGTAATATCATTAATTGTACGTGCATTCTTAATATAAGACTTCCCGACCTTCTTATTGGATTCCTCGACCTCTTTGTTTGAGCTTTTTGTCTTTTCATTCATTCCGACAATAGCATTACGAAGCTCGTGTATTTCACCCCTTAGTAGTTTTAGCTCTCTGCCTGCTTCATTACGTGCCGCAATTAGCAACTCAATTTTACTACCTGCCATAATAATCCTTATCATTCCCCTCTAATAAGAGGGGTACGGCTTCAGCCGTGGGGTGTGTTTTATCTTCTTCATACTTCGACCGGCTCAGCATGACATTATTATTTTTCTTCATTACAACATTCTCTTTCTTTTTCGTGTCTTTTCGCCTGCCCCGTAAGGAGGAACGACTGTATCGGGGTGCTTTTCGTGGCAAAAATTCTGGGTATTTTTCGTGGTTGCATTTTCAGCTTTCTTTTTTCATTTTCTTCATCATTTCCTGATCACGATAATACGTAATATTAGCAACTGTAAGTGTATAAAGTAAGCTCTTTTTCATATAGAAATGACCTACTGACTTTCCGAATCGCTCTGCAAGTCCGATACAGAGTTCTCCAAATCCGTGATTTTCTTGACCATAGCCCGAGCCGTCTCCAGTTTCTCCAGGGTCGCGATGTATAATTTTTTTTTTACATCTTCAAAAAACTGAAGGATCAGCTCCACATACACCAAAATACGGTCGAGCGGAATATTCATCAGATACAACTGCCCTTCTTTGGAGAGTTCTTCATGCGTCATATCAGCGAGCTTTTCATCGAATTGATTATCCAGGATATACAATACCACTCCCATCTGCGAGAAATCATCCATATTAATGGTTGTAATATCTCCGAAATATTTCTGAATTATATCATAGGCATAGGCATTGGCATACGGAATGGCAGCATCGGCAAACCGGCACTGCTTCTTATACAAATCCTCGATCAGAACATGCTTTTGCCTCGACATCTTGGCGATTGCTGCCTTGCTCTTGATATTATTCTTTGCATTTCTGAGACCTTTAAAAATTTTCCCGAACTTTTCTTTATCTTTATCAGCCATTTATTTCACCTGCTTTCATTACTATTCCCCTCTATCAAGAGGGGTGCGGCTTCAGCCGTGGGGTGTGTTATCTGCTCTTTATGCTTAGACCGGCTCAGCATGACATTATTTCCAGACATTCCCAAGCAGGGGCTTGGGAACGAGATGACGTGAGGGCTTGGGAATGAGGTAATTTCCATTTCTTCTCTGCGAGCTTTGCGTGGAATCTTTTCCGCCTATCCCCAATCCTCGGTGTATCCCATGCCGATCAGTTCACCATTATAATCACAAATATTATTCCCGGCATAATCAACAATAAGTATAGCAGTACGAATACGTTTCTTCGGGAAATATACTTCCATGTCGCCATCTTCCATCAATTCAGCCATAAACTCGAAACTCCAGGACGATGTATTTTCCCGATCCTCAGCACCAACAGTAAGAGCTCCTGTACGGTTCACCTTTGCCAGATGAATAATAATATCTCTATTGAGATATTCTGTGGAGATTTCAGCGAGATTACGTGCCCGAAGCATACACCACAATTCCATTCTGCTTGGAAGATCGCTCTTCTTAATAGTGATAGTATTTCCCACTCCGCTGTCATCATACAAATAAGCAGGATACATCATCAGACCAACTGCTTGTGAATTGAATTTCAGATCACCAGATTTATAATAAAATTCATACGGGAATGGATTACCTATCACTTTTTTATAATGTATCCCATTCTCATCATATACCTCAATTGAATCGGGGACCACATCTGTACCATGAACGAGATCGATCTTGTAAGGACTACCATTAGGGATACCCTCGTCATCAAAAACAATAGCAGACTCTTCGCCAAGTCGTACACGTGTTTTTGTGCCTGCGGTTTTGGTCCCACCTGTGATCTCTGCAAGCAGATCCGCATCTATGCCATTAAAGGTGACGATTCCGGTTACTTTTCTGCCTGTAGCCCAAGTAATTTCACCACCCCCATCACCAAGAAGATGGCGAACTATCTTCAATTCATCATTAATAGCAACGGTTATAGTATCGGCAAGTTTTAATCCGCCGAGAAAAGCAACACCTTCAGCCCATACGACTTCTCTTGTTTTTGGCATATTAACTCCTATCTATTTCTCGCAGAGGACGCTAAGGAGATTAATATAATTTTTAATATTTCTTTCTCTGCGTTCTTTGCGTTTCCTTCTCTGCGATCTTTGCGTGAAATCTTTCCACGATTAATATTTGCCAAAATATACTTCAAAGTCGCTGGTATTATCTATGATAGCACTGAACTCGACTGCGTAATCCTTTGTTTCCTCTGAACTCTCACCACCGAGTGAAATACCGGTAGTTACATTGACTTTGGAGAGATGGATCACCATATCGCTCTGATCGCCGTCTGCGGAATTCAATTCCTTGGAACGCAATGTGCCCCAAAGCTCCATCTGGCTCGGTACATCATATTTACCAACCTCAACCTTGTTTCCGCCGGAAGTATCCTTCCAGATATATTGAGGATAGATAAATGTATCTATCTCGTCTGCATGAAATGTACATACTCCGGTAGCAGCAACATAAGAAAATTCTCCAGCTCCTGATGGTGGGTCTGTAACCTTTTTAAATACAGTACCATTTGCTCCAAAAAGTTCGACCGAATCTTCCTGAACTAATGCATCTGCACCATGAGCAAGTGTGATAATATTAACGGCAATTTCGGTAGGACCTTCATCACCTTTACGCACACGTGAATATGTGGTCCCTGCGGTTAAAGTCCCGCCTGTAAGTGCAGCGTATATCTCTGCTGTAAGTGCTTTGAATGTGATAGACCCGGTTATTTTTCTGCCGGTAGCCCAAACAACATCTCCACCGCCATCACCCTGTTTATGAGTGACATTCCGAAATTCCTCATTGACAGAAAAAGCAATAACGTCCGGAAGAACTTCATCTCCAAGCGCCACAATACCATCTGCCCATATAGCTTCTCTAAGTTTTGCCATTTTTATCTCCTAAATTTTATTTTTAATAATTAACATCTCGTTACTAAGTTTTGCAACCCTCTCGTTCCCAAGCCCCTGCTTGGGAATGTTCCCGACAATTAACGAAACACCTCCAGAGTTCCCAAGCAGGGGCTTGGGAACAAGAATACGGGATTGTGTATTCATTTCCGTTTCGTGTTTTTCGTGCATTTCGTGGTTGCCTTTATTTAATTCCTAAACCTAATTAAAGTTATCTTAAATTTTACCATGCCCGCCTGCCAATTAAAATGCTCAGGCGTTTGCACTGGAAAAATCTCAGCCATGACCGGCTCGACATTCTCCATATCTGCATTATTTGCAAATCCGGGAATAAAACCGGTATCAAAATGCTGAAATACCTCAGCCACTATTTGCTTGCAGGTATCCTCGCAATGATCGAGTGATCCCGCAACTACTATTGAACATACACCGATGACCTCCATCAGCCCATCTCGTGGAATTATAGAATGACAATACACGCCAACTGCCGGAAGCTGTGACTGCTTATATGTTTTCACATCCTTAACTATTTTCTCATGAATATAGTTGGCAATAACATTGCTATCCGCCTGCAATCTCGCAACGACCTTGCTCTCCACGTCATTCAATATATCACGATGATTGATAGACATTGCGTATATCCTCCTCGATCAATTTGCCGATCTCAAGCACGTCCACAGGATCTTCAAAAAACATGAATTGCCTGAGCTCGTTCTGTCGATACACCTTGCCCTGGTTGTCATCCACTCGCATAATAAGCATGTCGGGAAGAAGAGTGTTATCCTGTAAAAGAGCTTTCCTCATTTTGCCGAGATTCTGCATCACACTATCGCCTTTATGGACCCTTCGAGTTGTAGAATCACGCAATCTACCTTTGACAAGACCTCTTCCTCTCACTTTGGGAATACCTCCCCATGCAGGGACCACCGTACTATCTGCTCGCACATATTGTGGAACAAAATACTTCCACTTCACACCACGATGAACACGTCCACTATCTCCAAGATCACCGCTCATATCAAAGAACATACCATCGAGGGCAGAAAGCATATACTGCACGATCTTATTCCACGAAGGACGCAGATCGTCAGTGTATCTCTCGACCCTCTCCAGAGCCAGAGTTGCATTATCCTGTACCGTGATCTCAATATTCATTACTTTTCCTTCTCTGTAATCTCAGAATAGACTCTTTCTTCATTATAATATTTTCTTTTCTTTTTCGACTGCCACGCCGGAATGGAATGAAGGCGGGTGTTCTTTCGCCTGCCCCGTAAGGAGGAACGACTGTATCGGGGTGTGCATTTCGTGGCTAAATTCTGGTTGCATTTCTTCATCATGGGTTTAATATATCCAGTTCATCTCTATCAAAATCCAGATCATCTTCATCGTCAGCCCTGTCATTCACGGAATAACTAAAGCTCGTTCTCAAGCTAACACCACTCACGCTGATCACAATCTCACCTTTTTGGATAGCTCTGAACTTGTATTCGGCTTTTTCGCGTAGCTTTTTCCGAACTTCTGCATCATCTACATTATACATTCCTTGAAAATATCCAAGTGCATCAGATGTAACCAACCATCGGGTGATTCTCTCAATCGTAGAAGGAGTAGCTGGCTCATCGGTAATATCCGGGAACTTCTGAGTATTCGTCTTATAAGAGAAGGGATATTTACTGCCTACATTGTCGTCCACATATTGTGAGCACTCGGAAATCAGCTCACCAATCTTGGTCGCCCATGTTTCGGCAGTATAGCCCTCCGGCTGTCCGCTCGGAAGCTCCGCCTGAACCTTTGCTACTGTAGTATATGTTGGCATATCAACTTACCAAAAAAACAACATTGTCATTCTTGAGCGAAGCGAAGAATCTCCCGATTTTTGGATTAATCTTCTCATCATCAGTTACCGCTCTGGCTCATCTGCTGCCATTGGGTGCCGTCATACATAAGCATAACAGCCATGCCGGCTTTTATATCATTCGCCTCAAGAGCAGACTTGTCGTATGCTTCGTATATGTTCTTCTCTGCAAGTGCATCAACTGTAATTGTTGCAGCTCCGGTATTAGCAGAATCAGCAATAAAGCTGACATATAACCCGGTTTGAAGTGAGTCGAATACAGGTGAATATGTAAGATGTATTGAATCTGCTTTCCCACTAACAGCACCATAATTAAGAAATTCCGCAGTGCAGGTTCGCATTGCAATAAGCTCAACTCTTCCATCACTATCAATCAGCAGATCATACACCTGCTCGAGGGAATAATATCCGGAATAACCGAGCAATGCAGCCATCCTGTTGAGTGCCTGTTCCTGGTTGGAGTTATATTTAGCAGTAAGAAGCCCATTTGTGAGAATAACAGATGCTCCAATAATGCAAACTATAAACAGGAATGTCATTAATTTCTTCATGATACCCCCTTCTTTGCTTTGGCTTCTACCTCTGCTTTTTGAGATATCACAGGTACAATGATCTTATTATCCATCAGCTTTTCAAGTTCCGGTTTCTTCAATTTCTCGAGATCGGATTTTCCACCTGCTGGTATAATAACACCATCATACTTAATATCAGAAAGTATTTTAAACATGTTGCCTCCTGTTATGCTACCACATCAATAATCAGATAACCATAGCTTGTGTCGATGTTCTTCACACCCCAGATCTGAGTCTCTTCAATATCCAGAGTTTTCTTGTTTGCATATTTACGAACAATAGGATATCCCTTCACATTGAATCGGACAGTATGAACAGTAACGCCCTTTGCATTCTCGCCCTGAGTAGGAAGATAAATAAGAGCTGCATTGTCACCCCACAGGTCTGTGAATACGCCTGCATCGGTGGAATAGATCGATTTTCCAACAACAATATTGGGAATTCCGGTTATCTCTTTTGCATCTTCAATAGACACAAAATTGTTTTTACTGTTCTTGATCTTTGCCAGCACGGAAGGATGATTACGGAAAGCATCCCATGCGAGGTATCCCATTACTAATGTGTTGGGTTCCACTCCCATGTCTGCACGTGCAGCTTTGATGCCTGTAATAATATCACCAAGAGGATCGGAAGTTGCTTTGACTGACCACTGGTCATTGCCTGTCAAAGTAGCTTTGTTGCCGATGGCATAGTATGTGCCGGAAAAGAGAATGTCTGCAACTGCTTTTTCCTTTGCAACTGCCTGTGCCAGAGATACTGTCTGCTGTGCATTCTGCTCAAGATTGATGACATCAAAATTCGTGCCGTAACGCTGTGCCCTTTTGATCTCTTCATAATCGAGAGGATGTTCGAGTGCTCTTTCATAGCACGCATAAGTATCGCTTTCTCTTTTGGTGAATATCTTTCGTGCCTCTGCACCATACGCACGCTTTGCATCATAGATGAGGAATCCTTCTTTGCCAAGTTTGAAGAATGTCCCTGTCTCAGTAAGAACCGGAATTGACGGTACTACAAGGTCAGCGATGAATTTTGGGTTTTTATACCCGATTGCAAGTTTCGTGAGGACCGGATCTACCGATCCTGTAAGTTCTGCTATTCTTCCCATTATATACCTCCCTATAATGCCTTATAGATACGGATGTAATTGCCGGTAGTACCTGCGTCCATAGCCATATAAGAACCTTTCTTTAAGTTAGCAATATCTGTCGCTGTGTTTTCAACAGCACAGCCGTTTGCATCGGATTTGACTAATGCACCAGCACTAAATGTACCCGCAGTATAAACCACCAGTACCCCACCATGAGCGATAGATGCCTGGTTGCCGGATGCACAGTCATGAAGAGCTACGCCAATAGGCATTACGTCAACAGTGTGCTTTCCGTCATAGGTGACGAATCTGTTTGCAGTAAGTGCTTCTGCGGCTTCAATAGTTAGTACGCCGAGATAATCAAATGATTTCATGATGCCTCCCCAGCTTGTTTGACTGCTTCGAGAGCTTCTACGTAAGAAACCTTATTCTCTTCTGAATATTTCTGAACTTTCTTATCCAGTTCAGCAGATTCAGGATCAACATCTTCATCACCGAAACGTGTCTTTGTCAGGTTTCCCTGATCATGATTCACGTTCTCGCCGGTATCGACAAAGAGCTTGTTTTCTGATGCCCTCGCAAATATGTTATCGATTAATTCCACCACCGCCTTCTCCATAGTCATGGTATCATCTTTTTCAGCAAATTTTACTTCACCTTTCTTGATACCCATGAGAATAGGAGTCACCATCTCATCGAATACAGCAGGAACTACCAATTTTTCTGCATACTTCTTCTCGCGAAGATTCTGAACCGAGCTCGTAAGCCCTTCCGTGTATGCTTTTTCCGCATTCAGCTTCATCTTGCCTGCCATCTCATCAGGATATATTCCATTTTCTTCTTTGAATTTTTCCCGATAACTGGTCTCGGCTGTTTTGGAAGCATCTTCCGCTGCCTTTAAGCGTGCTGCTTCCAGGTCATCTTCTGTGAATTTCTTTTCCACATCGACCTCCTCATTGTCATTTTTGTTGTAATTGTTATCAACTTTCAGGTGTTCATGAACAGCGGTTCTCCCCTGATCAAGCACCTCATCCACTTTATTTTCGACTTCTTTATCTTCTTTTGAACTATGAGCTATACGCCATAATCTGTCTGTGATCACATTAATTATCTTTTGAAGTCCCGATCTCTTTTCCTGTACTTTTGCCTCTTGATTAACAGTATTATCCCATTCCAGATCATCGTCATCGTTCAGATAAAAATTCAATATTTCATGATCGTCATCATCATGAAAAACTTCTAATACCGGCATTTTATGATATGGTGCATGACCTCCCAGCAGTGCCAGCGCAGTTATTTTATGAGCTTCGGGATTCACCTCGACAGAGCGGTGCGGATATTCCCTATTCTTAATAGACTCAAACATATCCTTTGTGATCTTTGTAAGATCCGCAAGTATGTTTTTGCCCTTCAATTGTAGGTTCTTCAGCAACCCCTTTGCCGGCTTCTCATCGGACATATCTTCGCCATTATGCCCTAATATGATCGATGGATAATAATCATTCTCCTCATCTTCTTTATGATTCGCAAGCACCTCTTTGTACCACTTCTCATCATATTTGAAACCTCTATGCTTGCCAAGTACGAAAATAGGCACACTCAGAATATCAAATGTCCCATCCTCATTTTCCGTATATTCATATTGTTTAAAATCCATATTTTACCTCACTTCATTGCATTCCCAATCAGGGGCTTGGGAACGAGAGAGTTTTATTTTTAATTTTATATTTTCCATTTTTATTCCTCTTCCTCATTTTCATCCTCATTGGCACATCTCTCATCACAATATTGCATAAAAATTTCTTCAACATCTTTAATCCCATCATCTACTCTTTCAAATTCTTCCCAATATCCCTCAGTTTCTTTTCCGCAATATAAACATTTCATTCTCTTTTTTTCGTGTTTTTTCGTGTGTTTCGTGGCTAAACTCTTCATCTTCACATCCTGCTCATTACAAACCCCAACTCTGTCATTTCCGGCACAGTCATGGTTTCCGCTGCTTCTCTCGATCTGTGTAATACGATTCTCGTGCACCTGCAGCCATAATCAAACGGCTCTTTCAGCACACGCCAGATCGGATCATTTATTTTTCTCGTGAATTTATGAAATTTTTTATGAGATGGACGCACCCGAGTATCATTCATGGTCACTACCATACGGTACGGAAATTCTGAGGGATCTGCATCCTTATAGATCTCCTCACGTCCATTTGCATAATATGTCGCCAGGTTTGTTTGAGCTACAGTTGCCAAATGGGAAGGACTCAGCTCGGTCAATCCCCAGCTTGCAAGATGTTCTTGTATGGCTGCCTTAACCGCTGCGAATCCATCACCGCTTGCACCTGCAATAATATTGTATAATCTATCCCCTACCTGCACCGCCTGATCATAAGCTATCACCCCGATCCTGCCTGCAAGCTGCTCTTCCAATTTCTTCAAGCCAGCTTCCGTAATGATCCCAGCACCAATAAAATACAATATCCACTCATCATAAGACTTCTTTTCATCTTCATTTTCCACAAAATCTCTGCGTTCTTTGCGTTCTTCCTCTGCGTTCTCAGCGTGAAATCTTTCTGGTCCACGCTTCTCGCTCCACGCTACACGCTCCCCGACCATCTGCTGCCCTGCATGATCCTTGCCCTGCAAGTAGCTCAAAACGAGTAATTCTTTGACCTCTGGGGTTAAAACTTTTGTGATATATTTTTCAATATTCTCTTTCTGGAATTTCTTTTGTTTGGAAATATATGTCGCTACGCTCTGGAAATCCTCTGCGAATTTCTGAGTATAGATGTCGCTGATAATATCATTATCTCTCCAGAATCGCTCATTCTGCTCGATAATATCATCAATATTATTTTCTGCAAACTCCTGGTATCCTGTAACTTTATTATCCTCACCTTTTGGCGTGATCTCCTCGCTCTTCGCTCTTCGCTCCTCGCTCTTCAGTGTTTCCTCATTACCTTCCGGCACATCGATCCCAATTGCTTCATAGATAAACCTTGCTGGCACTTTCAAACCGGCATCCACCAAATTAGCAATATTCTGTGCAATCGTGATGAGCATACTCATATTAAAACTGTTCCACTGGAAAACAGGATAATAATCTGTATCGTAATTCATATCAACTAAATTACGTATAAGCTGATGATTAAGAGCAGCAGCGCTCACACATACATCAAAAAGTGTATAATTATTCAGCACTCCGGCATGAACGCTCGCCTGTGCATAGGTTCCTGTTCCTTTGACGCTTTCATTCGTGCTCAGGGTTTGACCCAGTACTATCATTGCTATTTCGGAATTACACCTTTTGATGAATCCGTCATAAGACGCATCTCCGGCACGTGCTGCTTCAAGAAGTTTTATTACTATATTTTTGGGAACCAAAGCACCCGAATCTTTTACAAATGAATCCAGAAGAAGTTGTGCTTTAGCTATCGTATCATCGTCTGCATTGTCCGGAACTTCTACTGTACTGAAAGGCATCCCAAATCGCTCTTGAAAAATAGCCCAGAACTTTGCGCCATTTTTTTTAAGCCATACCCAAAATGCAAGTAGAGAAGCAGCGCTCTCACCATACGGATTCTCATCATTCCTGCCACTTATAAAATGTATGAATTTATTTAGATCGAGTACTTTGTTGGAGTCATAGGGATCGACCACTGTTGGCTGATAATATCCAAATCTGTCAAACTTGAATGAGAATTGCTTTGCCGGTTTGAATCGTATGTTTTTCAAACCAATCTTATTTCGATATTTACCTTTGATCAGTAATTCATAATTGATCTCGGAAAGCGAAAATCCTTTGGAAATACTATCGAACATTGCAATAACGTCTGTTTCAAATGTAGGTATCCGCTCAATATTATATCGCACGAATTCACAAATTTCCAGATCCCTTGCCCTAACAGCAGACTTGCCCTTCACCATGCTCACATGAGGTATTATTTTAAATCCCTTTGAAACAACGGACTGGATGCGTGTGTTCAGGTAGGACCTATAAGCAGTATCTCTCTCAATATCCTCGATGTAATCCATGCCCTTGAGCTGGATCACCTTATCGGGATTTTCAGAGTTGGAATGCCCGTGCTTATATCGGAACTCCAATTGAGCTTCGACCTGTTCGCCCATACTGCTATTTGAAAGATAGTTCATCCTATTTTCCCTTTTTTATTTCCATGCAAATCCCCTCTAATAAGAGGGGTGTGGCTTTAGCCACGGGGTGTGTTTTGAATCTCATTTTCTTCTTCATTTGTTTGTTATTTCCTTAAATATCTTTTCACCTGAGCGTCCTACAATATACCCACCCATTCCAACTGTGATCGCTGTCCATATATGGGTAGGGAGATCGAGAACCACACTCCAATTGAATATTGCCTGTAAATATGGTGCCAAAATATAATTGTTTGCGATGATCGACATGAATGTCACCATAAGCATCGGTCTCCAGTTACGTTGTAACCAGGATTCACCACGTGCCTCAGCCCTAACGATTGAGGACTGTGCCTCGATCAGCTTTGTCTCATACTTCATCAAAACTTCGTATGTATTCAGCTCGATCCTTTTCAGCTCATTTTTCAAAGAAAGCTTTTCCTCTTCGGAAGTAGTAAGCCCATCGATGAGATTTGTAACCGGTGAAATGATTTTTCCAATTGTATCTAATATGCTCATGTTAATCTCCTATGAAAACACATCTAAATTCCAGACCTGAGCGCCCAGCCGATTATGCTGAGAGCTATTACACCAATCGATGTCAGAAGCCACCAAATTAATTTTTTATTTGACTCGATGTCTTTTACGTTTTGCTTAGTATCTTTAACAACCGCATCAACAACTTTTTCTAAATCTACGATCTTATCATAGATCATTTTATTAGTGATCCGAACAAAAGTTTTACAGCCGTTTTCGTCAGACATTTTGCTCCCCTATAAATTCATTGTTCGTACTGTAATTGCAAAAATGATAAATCCGAACAGCCCGATAAATATCATCGTGCTTGCAGCAGGATACCTTATTTTTATGATCTTCCCAAATATAGGGATCCTATAATATCCATCTTTCCTGTGCTGCCAGTCGCCATCATATTTGATGTGCCTGAATTTCAGTTCATAAATACATATCCCGCTGAGTTCTGCACCGAGCCATATCAACAAACCCATCCAGCCCCAGACAACTACAGCCATAACAGCCACCAAAATCCGGTGTCCCATATTCTCTACCAGCTCCCGGAACTGGTGATACTTTGCAGAAAACTCATGAGTATGAGGTTTTGAGATTTTCCACAGCATCGCCTCTGTTGTACCCTCGCCATAATAATAATACCAGCGAAGCAATAAATAAATGAACGGAAGTATCAATAAAACAAACATAAGACATCTCGTTACTAAGCCCCAGCTTAGTAACGCTACAGCCCTACTTTGTTCCCAATTTGCACTTGGGAATGTACCGTGATCCTGCTCATGATCTTATTTCTTTTCGCAGGTTTCAACGCAGTGCTATAGCTCGGATCAACCAGCTCGACATCCAGCGCTGCTGCGATCTCATCCAGGTCGGGAACACTCTTGGTTTTCAATACATCTTCAGTATAATCACCACAAACTGCATGTGCCACGATTTTGGCTTTCTCGCAAAGTGCAAGATAATCGGAGTGCTCTTTGTCGGACTTTTTGTTCAGCTTGTGAGACTTATCTTTGCAAAGCGCTACCTCTGCATCCAAGCTATATTCAGAATGAATGATCGCCGATACAACAGCATCATAGCCGGCTTTTTTGTTTACATTCACATGCCTGTAATTGTATGAAAGCTCATCATCTTTCTGAACTTTCTCAATATCAAATATCACCAATCCGCCCTGTATAGTATCGTACAGTGGCAGAATGTGTTTGCTATTTCCTTTCATATAAACTCCTTATGTTAAAGAATAATATCTGTTAATTTTTCTTATTGTTGCTAAAAAGGGAATCTCATTGCCATACTTCTCCAATTGGTCTATCAGAACATCAGATCCTGTGAAAACTACATTTTTCTTATCTTTATACTCAATCTGCAATGTAAGATATTTCCCGTTACTATTTTTGCTATAACGGCTGTCCTTAATACGAAATCCAATAATCAAAATCTCTTCGTTAAGAATGTCGTCAAGCCGAATCTTATCGCCGTCTAAAATGTTTTCTTTTGAAATATCAGAAAATTTTTTCATTTTCATACTATGCCCTGTAGCGGATTATTAATATTAGAATCCTTGCATTTGGTTTTTATGATCCAAAAAATGTCTTTGCCGATAAGTGATCTCAATAGGTTTTTGCAGTTCGCATATTTGATCCAGCCAATATAGCTCATAACCATGCTAACTGCCTGAATGGTGTTTATGTATTCCCAATTCCTTATTAAATTTTTTATTTTCTGCTTAAAGGATGTTGCTACAGATCTCCTCAAAAGAACATAATTATGATAAAAACGATAGCCCAAAAAATCTATTCCTCTATCAGCAACGGGGAAAACCTGCCAGTTGTTTTTTATTTGTAACTGCCTGCTTTCACTTAAATATTCCTCAGATTGTTTTCTTATCTCATGTAGGAACTTCTTGTCTTTATGTAGAATGACAATATCATCACAATATCTGAAATAATACTTGATCCCCATTTCCTCTTTTGCCCAATGATCATATTCAGAAAGATATAGATTACCAAAGTATTGGCTTAAATAATTTCCAATTGGTACGCCTTGAACAGAATCAATGATCTCATCAAGAAGATATAATACATCCGAATCTTTAATTCTTTTACGAATTACGGATTTTAATATCCCGTTATTAATGGATGGATAATACTGTTTTATATCAAACTTTAAACAATACAGAGTGTTCTCTTTGTCAAAAAGGGCTTTCTTAATTCTGTTTACCCCATCATGAATACCTCTCCCTTTGATCGAAGAGTAGGTGTCTCGAATAAGTGTCTTATACCATATTGGTCTAAGTATCTGCATTATGGCATGATGTACGATCCTATCTGGGAAATATGGGAGTTTATATATTTCTCGGACTTTCCCACAATTGGTTTTCTTTGTCATTTTTACATAATTAGATGTTTTATATATCTTCTCCTTGAGCATATTCTGTATTTTTTTTAGATAGAATTCCTGATTCGAGTTGATCATTCTCACTTCTTTATAATGCTTCTTTCCTCGCTGTGCATTCAAGTGCGCGAGTTGGATGTTTTCCATCGCCCATATTTTTTCGTAGAGATATCCAAAGCGTTTCATTTTGCTTATTTCACCTCCGAGTATTCGACCCCGAAAAAAACGGGACTACCAACACGAATGAGGCATTGCTTTGTGTTTTGCCAAGGGGCATGGCTTTTATGTGTAAGGTTATAATAAGCATAGGTGAGTGCCGATATTGGAATTGGCATTCGAGGAATCGTTATTCGCATTAACGTAGAACACGCCAACTTTCGCACTGTTATTCGCATTACTGCCAACATGCACCACACGTTTACATAAAAGCCGTTCATTATCTTATATCCTTAAAATAAGCAAAGGCGAGCGCCGATAGTGGAAGCGGCAAGCGAGGAATCGTTAAACGCATTAACGCAGAACACGCCAACCTTCGCACCGTAAGACGCATTACCGCCACCAAGCACCACACGCCAGTCTGTAACATAGCCAGGTGCTAATACACTATATGCCTGATAATAATAATCCGTTAGCTTGGTTGTAGAACTTCCACCAACAGCAGAGGTGTACAAACCGCCCTTGTCAT